CTGCACGTCGGCTCACGTCGGCTAGGAGGTTGTCCATGGAGATACCCCCCACGCCAGCCTCAATGCCCCCCACTGTGGCTGTGGCCTTGATCTCCGCCTCTTCGAGGTTGATGGCCTGCTCACGCTGTGCTAGGGCTTCCTGCTCCTGAAGCTCCCGCATGGTGAGCTGCTGCTGGTCATTCTTGAAGGCGTCCTCAGCGGCCTGCTGTGTAGCGTCGGCCTGCTGCTGCTGCCCCATGTAAGTCGTTACGGTGCCTAGAGCACCAACGCCAGCGGAGAGGGCTCCGAGCGTTACTGGATCACACATGATGGTGCCCGCCTGATGAATAGAGTGAAGGGTATGGCTGCGGGCCCAAGCGCTAGGTCGGCATAGTGCTCGAAGCCTATCTGCTTGAGCCATCGGAGGTGCAGGTGGTTCTTCCCGTAGGCCAAGGCGGTGAGGAGATTATGCCGCATGTGCATCCTCCCCACTTCCTCAGGCCAGAACCTATGGATGCGTGTGGCGACCTTCTCGGCCTCCGTGGTGGCAATGAGCCACACTACGCCTTCCACAGGGTCAGCTCCGGGGGAGACACCCCAGAGGCAGACGCAGAGCCCACCCTCATCTAGCAGGGCGCGGACATACTGGGTCTTGAGGTCTAGCCTATCGCGAAGCACATGCTCGTACTTCAGGCCTGACCCTAGGACCCACTCGTCAATGTCATCCTGCCTAACGTCTCCATAGACGATCTGGTCTATGTGGTGTTGCTCTGCGTCTACCACCCGCATCTGGATGTGCCTCCTTTGTGGTTTACTTCCTGCCTCTCCAGCCTACGCCTTCGTACTCCACAGCGGCGTTCTGCCAGCTCGACGGGAAAGGGCTATCGTTGATGAGTTTCACTCGGCCATCCTTGGAGCTTTGCCCGATGTCAGCCACAACGTCCCCGCTGCGTGGGATAGGAGCCCCAAGCTGATGGGAGCCGATGGATGACGTATCGCGGGCCTCGAAGACATACTCCTTGTCCGGGAGGTTAGGCGCTGAGACTACCATGCGGGTGTAGATGGTGTTGGCCAGTGAGACCGTCCACCTGTTGAGCGTGAGGTAGTCGAAAGGCTCAGACCCATTGTCCGTCCTCACGAAGAACTCGCTCTCCCACCGCTCGGCGGATATCCTCTGGCCCACGTAGAACTTGTAGCCAGTGAGGTCTCCCTTCACGTTGATAACAGCGCCGGACACATTGGTCACCTCGAAGAAGCGCCCACGGGAGTAGCCAGATGGCTCATCCTCGCGGACGATCACTAGGGTGTCCCCATCGGTAGGCTCATAGGGCAACGTGAAGCTGCTCTCCAGCGTGGTGGCGTTGTAGGCCAGCCCGGTGACATCCGTCTCGTCTACCCTGAAGTCCAGCCGGGTGAAGTATTCGTCCGCCACCGTATCCGTGATGTTGGGCGTTAGGTTGAACTTGAGGAAGGCCACGCCCTCAGACCGCTGCTGGAGGACACGCAGGATGTTGCCCTCTACGCCAGCCCACAGGATATCGCCTCCGGGCAGCCGCCAAGTGTTGAAGGCCTGTTGGACGAACTGCTGGCCATCGTGCGTGTAGTTGCATACGTACAGGACTTGCCGGTCCAGCTTGGAGCGAATGAACAGGATGCGCAGGGTGTCAGACCCAGTGATGGCCGCTGCGTCCGCCTTGATGTAGCTCGGGAGGTGGGCCGACATGTCCACATCACCGAGGAGCTTGGTGCCGGAGAACTGGAGAGCCCTGAAGCTGACATAGTTGCCTACGTCGGTGGTGAAGAACAGGAAGGGGCCCAGCGGTAGGGGCTTAACGTCCTTGGAGAACTCATAGGCAGACGAAGGGTCTGTCTCCACGCTTTTCTGCGAGAAGCCCTCAGTGCCGTGCCCAATGCGGTGCTGCTGCTTGGGGGCCCAGAGGTAGAGGTTCTCCTGCACCTGCACAGCGAAGTTGATGTTGTTGGTCCCCTTGCCATCCGAAGCGCTGACCTTAACGTCAACCGGAGCGGTATCCAAGACGGTCTGTACAGTGTCGGGGTGGAAGGTGAAGGGGAACTTGGCCTTGCTGAAGGACACGCCACTGCGGTTCAACAGGCCTAGACGCTGCTGGTGGTACACGATGTCCTTGACGTTCTTCCCAATGAAGGATGGGTCTTGGGCCGTATCCACATCACCGACAATCCGCGTAGACCACGTGAGCTTACGCAGCTCGAAGGTGTTGGCCGCAGTGCGTACCCAAGCGTAGGGCATAGTGGTCGCATCGAAAGAGGTCTTTGTGCTGAAGCCTACTGTTTCCTCCCAGACGCCAGTGGAGGAGTTACCTGTCCACTTGACGTAGAAGTCATCCGCACGCTCCTTGCTGTCCCCACGTACCTTGAGGATCATCCCGGAGAAGCCCCGAGCTGGCAACTTGTCGAAGCTCTCAGCCTCACCGTTGAAGGCAATGAGGAACTCATCCCCGTTGTCATCCGAGGTGCCAATCGTGAAGGCCGCCCCGTCGCCCCGGCTGATCTTCATGACGGACCCGGACTGTGTGGCCGTGTAGCCGCTGACCCCGTTGATGGCCGTCTTGAACAGCGCCATGAGCGCCTCAGAGCCCGGTATGGAGCCAGACCCCGTGGTTTCCGTGTGGCTCAGGCTTGCAGGCCCGGCTAGGGAAATCGTGTAGTTGCTGTCCTGATTGGTGGCCCGGAGGAAGACGAGCGCCTCGTTGACCTTAGCGGCTGTCGTTCCGCTTTCCATGGCGGGGACCACCGAGCGGTTCGCCACGAACATGTAGTCCTCGGAGACCTGTGACCTGAGCTTCTCCACTGGGTCATCCGCCCCGGAGGCCAAATAGCCAGTCGTGGTGCCAGACCCAAGGCTCATCGTGCAGGATGCCCCGGAGTTGAGGTTGATGCCAAACTGAGCGTCCGACGTATTGAAGCCTATGAGGTAGTTCTCATCCTCGTAGATGAACTCCCCGAAGAAGGCACCCTCCCAGTCAGCTCCGCCGTAGAGCGTCACCAGCTCACCACAGGGGCGGGGCACACAGCCCTCGGAGCCGGAGTTGATGCAGTCGTATTGCCGCTCGCACTGGCTATCCCGGCGCTGCTGTGGGGCCTGCTGTGAGACCCCCATCACCATGTTGGGAATTGGCTGGATGTTGCCCAAGGATTATCTCCTGCTCATGTCCCGGAAGTGCGGGCTTGACTGTTGAAGCGTCTCGTCCATCACCTCCGCGTTCTCCAGCTCGGCAGCCGCAAGGGCAGCATTGAGGAAGTCCTCGGTGTACTGGAAGGTGGACCCGGTGGGAAGGCGGGGGATGCAGAACCTACGGGCAGCCAGAGCGGTGACCCAAGAGCGGAAGGCCTGCGATAGGTCTTCGAACTCCAAGGCCTCCACCATGTCCACCTGTACGGCTTCCCCGATGTTGAACGTGCGGGTCTTGGGGTTGTATAGGCGGTTGCCCCGAGGCACCAGACGGTCCCCGCTCCAAGCCCGCGCAGAGCGGACCTTGAGGCAGTTGGCGGGGAGGGCAATCTCTCCATCAACCGTGGGGTCAATCGTGGCGTCCGACACAGTGTTGAAGTAGCGGCCCTCCATCTGGACCTCCACTGCGGCGCTATCAAGGGCCTGCTTGGCGGAGCTTGCCGCCTCATTACTGTCAGCCGCTTCGAGGGACATAACGGCTGCCATACGGATTGCCCGTAGCAGCTCATTGACGGCCTCTAGCAGCGTCTTGGGAACTGTAGGTGTAGATGTAGCCATGGCTCTATGGTCTCCTTAGGTGGGCACTGGGGCAGGCTCAGAGGCCAGCGCAGAGGGAGGGATACGCGTAAGGCCGTGCAATAAGCAAAGCCCAGTGCCCGCATAAAGAGACCCCCTCCTGTGGAAGAGGGGGCCCAGTGTATTAGAGGCTTACGGGCGGACTGCCGTGGCCAGCTCGAAGGACTCTTCAACCTGAAGCTTGCCGTAGCCGTTCAGCTCGGAGCCGATGATGATGAAGCCAAGGCGCTCGGCCTGCTCCTTCATGTTCATTGTCAGGCCCTTGCGCTGAAGCTTGCCGACTGCCATGCGGGAGCCGATGTGGCCAACCGTCGTGGAGAAGTTGCCCTGATACTTCGTCGGGCCCGTCGTGATGTTGGTCTTCGGGATGTTGTTGGTGGCGCGGGTCGGAATACCAGCGATCATGCCCAGCGTACCGGCCACGCGGTTACCCGAACCGGCCTTCTCCAGCGACACATCCGTGGACTGCATCCCGAGGTTCCGAGCGCAGAGGAGGTACTGGGCCCACGGCAGGCGACCCTCCCATTCGTAGCCCGTGATGAAGTTCTCCTCCTTGTACTGCTTGGCAGCAAAGAAGCCAGTCTCAATGGCAGACGCAGAGGTCTTCATGTTGGCGTCCCATGCGTAGGACGGAAGCGGCTGGTCCACACGGTCGGACGTGTCTCGGGAGGCTAGGATGTGCATGATGGCAATGCGCCGGGTCTGCACGAGGCCAAGCGACTGGCCGATCTGGCGGGAGTACGGGCCACGAACCTCGATGTGGTTGAGCAGCTCGTCCACTTCAGGGATGAAGACCGCATCGACCAGCATCTTGTCCACGGTGATCTCTTGGTCCGCGTGCTCGATCTTGCCGCCGAGGATCAGGTCGCCGGGGGTGTGCTCCGCTGCGTCACGCTTCTTGCCGATGATGGAGAAGAGGTCGCTCTTGCCCTGCGTGATGTACTTGGTCCAGCACAGGTCGGCATAGTCGAGTGCCTCATTGCGTGCCTCGATGACCAGCCCGCCGAACTCCGTGAGGAAGAGGGCGCGGTCGTCGCCTGTGAAGTTACGTTGGCCACCACGGGAGGCGGAGTCAGTGTACTCGTTCATGTAGTCGTTCCTTCAAGTGTGCTCTTTTGTTTCGAGCAGTTGGGGATAGAGGTGTGTGTAGTCTAGGGGGACCTTAGTGCCGGTCCCGCCAGAGTTTCGGTGAGGCCTTCATGCGGGCAGACACCTCAAGCATGGCCTTACGGTCGCCACTGCGGTAGGCCTCGGACTGCGCCTTGTTGAAGTCCTCGATGGTAGCAAAGGGCTCAGCACCCCCAGCAGCCGCAGCGCCACCTGTAGCCGAAGCTTGAGGGGAGACCGGACGGCGGACCTTCTGGGCAGGCGTGGGCTCAGCCTTA